GGTTTGGATTCCCACCTATTCTTCTGTAATTGGGCCATTGCTAATCTCCTTTGGTCTTTCTACTACATCTATCATATCATCACTAAACCCTTGAAATACTGCAGCTCCAAGCTGAGTAATTTGAGTTCTACTCTTATCTTCAAGGTCCATAATGTCAGCCAGTTTGAACAGAGCTTTTAACTTCGTATCGTCCTTCACTGTAGATTGGATTACCTCCTTGATATTCTCTAGTACATACCGCTCATCCAAGTCGAGTTCTGCCAAAACTGGCTTTAATTCTTCTTTCATTGCCGTTATCACCCTTTTTGTTTTTGTTAATACTGCAGCCTTCTCGTTAGCATAATGAGGATTATTAGTAGGAAATGCTTTCATATATGCCGCTATAGGCCCTAAGCCTCCTACTAAATACTGCACAAATATTGATTCTCTTCCTGTTAGCTTCTCTCTTGTTCTCACTGCTTCTTCTACAAACTTCTCTCCACCAAAAGAATAAATGTTCCTTCTTTTACTGGTATCCATCATTTTACCTTTGCGTACATAGAATGTTCCAGTACACGTACCAACATAATGAACTGTGCGACTCTTACCCTTAGACTTTTGCATTGTGCCTCTACGAAGGACCTGAATCACACAGCCATCATCAGCCTTAACCCAATCGTCGATATTGCCTTCTTGCCAGTTCGACCGAACAATCAGCCCATCCGGCAGGGTATCGTCAGGATCATAGACTTTATGTTCTACACCCTTAACTTTATAAAATCTCACTTCTTACAACCCTTACAACCGTCAGTACGTCTGTAAGGAAACATCTCATTTAACTTCTCTTGGCGTTTTTTACAACCACCACATGGTTTAGCTTTACCTCTACTTAAAAGATCTAATGCATTTTTTATACTATCACCAAGTCCCTTAGCTGGAGCTTTTTTCTTCAACTTTAACCTCCTTCTTTTTCTTAACCTTTTTTACAGGCTCTATTCTCTTTAGAGCTGCATAGACTTCTCTAAATGCTTCCCGCATCTCAAGCATCTGCATTGTAACATCAGCTCTTAACTTCTTTATCTCTTCATTCAAAGAATAACCATCTAAACTAGGCATTTGTCTCCCCTTCCGTTTTATAAGCACTCAGCTCTGCTACACTATCCTCTAATGTACTAAGTCTATAATTCAACTCATCCATCAGCTTATTCATATCCGTTAGCATTACCTCAACTTCATATACATCTATCATTTTAATCTCACTTTCCATTACCATTTAACAGTTAATAAGTCTAGCAAATTTTCCAAAGTGCCAGCGGCACTTGTATTGGGAAATTTATGACTCCCCTAAGATGTAATCCTCAGAGAGCAGTTCAAGAGTTTCTTTATCAAAGTATTCATTCAAAAGTATACCACCTATCATATAAAACTCCTGTCCGTCCTCTATACCTTCTTCAATATACTCTATTTCATCAGTCTTAGAGTCGTAAGCTATAGTTAAGTTATATATTTTTTTGCTCATAATCAAACTCCTTAATTCTAGTTAATATTAACCTCCACTAGTTTACTACTAATATATTTAACATGCAAGTCTTTTTTTTATCCTTGTAACTACTAACAAAACCAGACACTTATCAGAAAATGACTACTTTCAAAAATATGCAAAAAAAATCCGGAATGCTAATCCAAAAAATGATCAAGCTTTTTAAAGTAAATTAATACAGCTACCAATATATTTAAACAACCTACGATATGAGCAAATAAATTACTCGCCCATAAAACAGTAAATAAACCTACAATAAAATTAATCCACATAATATGATTTTTGCCAAACTCCAAAAAAGGCCCCCCTTTCTAATGCATAATATAATACAAAAAAAGTTAGAAACCAAAGTTTCAAAAATTGTAGCATTTTGGTGTGGGGGTAAAACTGGCCCCCTATCCCCTTGAGTGAGATTATTCGGATTTCACATTTAGTTAAAAATAAAAGGAGTTACAATGAAATTAGTTAAAGGCGTAGAAATTTCAATCTTTATTCAATATACAACAGCTAATGGTGAAGTAGTTGATTGGCCAGCAGACGTAACGTTTACAGGAGCACGTAAACAAGCAGGGGCTACTATACTTTATGAGATGATGGGTCGTAATCGTTCTTACTGGTGGTCTGGTGAGAAGATTAAAGTTATTTCTAAGGTTGAAGACCTTGAACCTGTAGATGAAGCCGCTATTTAAAGCGGCTTTTGTCTTTAAGGCATAAAGCATGTAAGGGGGTGTGGTCTTATTACTGCACCTCTATTATATCTAACTCATACCTCACTCTTATAGGTAATAATAAATAAACTCAACATAAAGGAAACAACAAATGACAATGAATACTTATGATTTAGTAAGATACATAGACGTAACATTAAACAACTTTGGCTGGTCTGATACTATCATCTTCATAGATGAAGCAGGTCAACGATTAAAAGATGAGAAGGCAGTAGATTTCACTAACATGTATAACATAATGAAAGCATGTGAAACTTCTTATTTTATCTACATGCCTGAAACTACTCTTGTTAAGTTTTACAAAGAACAGTACAGGACTAAAGTATTGGAGGGTAGATGTTATGAATTGGTATAAATGTTACAACTGGGGATTCTCGGAGTCTGAAAGGGCTCCAGTTTCCTTCATTGGTGTCATGCTTATGATAATCATCATGAGTACAGCCATATCAATCTTCTGGATTTATATAATCCATAGACTTAATTTACTATAACAAAAAAAAAGGACAACATAATGAAAAGACTAGAAATAATAATAGCAACTGCTTTTATAATATTAGGAGTATCGTTTGCATATTTTATGCATGATATAAGAAAAGATAATGAAGAAGCTTTATTTAATGCTGAAATAAGATTAGCTGATCTAATATCATACTTAGAAGAATGCGAAGAAGCTAACGCATACTATGAATACTTTGACGTAAATCATATAATGCCTGATGTTTATCCGTTTGAGCATGCATTTGAATCAGCCATATATTTATATGGTGAAGGTTCATTCTTTGAATGGCATGATGAACAGTATGCATTAGAATATGCAGAGCTTGCTACAACCACTTATTCATCTAATTGGGTATTAAATTCAGATGATAAAGATGATAACTGTAGAAGTAACATACATGATGAATGTGGTGTTTGTGATGGTCCAGGTGCATATACTTGGTTTGCTGACACTGATAATGATGGTCTTGGTGATCCAGATAACTCTGTTAATAGTTGTTTCACACCATGACACATATTACTGATTACATTGATCATGTGAGTCACGATGAGAGGGTGCATTTAGCACCCTCAACTCGTGAAGAAATGGTAGCTAAAGTTAAATATTACATATTTGAACTTATAGTAAAAGAAAAGGAAAATAATGACTAAAGATATCACCTTAAGGCAAGACAGATATTTCATATTAGTAACTTATAGAGATCTACTAAAGAAATTAAGACGTATTAAACCAGGTAATTGTACTCAATATAATACTCCAGTATCATTAAAAATGATTAATATTATTCAAAGAAGGTATGAACAATTACAGTTACGTTATCATGTTTATAATAAATGGGAATAATTTGTTGATCCTTGACAAATGAGTGAGTGAATGAATAGGGAGTGCAACTTGTACTCCCTGTTCTAAATAACAAAAAGAGGAATTAAGGAATAATATGTATTATAGAGTATTAATGTCTATTAAAGACGATGAAAATAAAATAATAGATCATATGATTGGCTTACAAGACACAGAGATGGAAGCTGAGGCTTTTATATCAGGCTGGGCACAAGCAATTGTAGCACATACTGATGAAAAAGAATATGGTAAAATAAGAGGAATGTTCAGAATTGAACTTGTCAATAAAAAAGGAGAAACAGATGAAAAAACATAAAGCTAAACCATACATACTAGGTAATCAAGGATATCCAACTAAATTTAAAAACAAAGTTGTAAAGCATTATCTGACATCACATCAACCATATAATGCACAGAAGACAGCTGAATATTTTAGACTTAGTCATATGACTATTCGTAAATGGGCATTAGATTATCAAATCAACCATCCGATCAAATTTAAAATACTTAAAAAGATTGGAAGTATGTTACATGCGTAAAGATGAAGTCATAGCTATGGAGCTTATTAACAGATATAAGGCAGATGTAAAAGATTCTGGGCCTGTATTTGTTGAAGCTGATAGTATGTATGGCTATGCATTTTTAAAGAGGCTGGTCAATCATAGTAAAAGGTATCAGACAAAAAGATTTCACTTGCAAGACATGGAACCTTGTTCTGGTACTAAGATGGCACCTATGATTTTTGGGTTATGTGCACCTAAAAAATATTCTAGAGACAAATCATTAAATTATAATGATTCAACTGGAATGTGGAAGCTTAAATTTAACGATGGAAGTATCATATATCGTGCATGCATTATGACTGGAGCAGGTAGCAATAAAAGATTAGAAACTTTCATAGCTACTGAAAAAGAAGTATTTTGGAAATGGTTAAAATATGTTAATAGACAAACAAACCGTTATCAAAAACCTAAACCAGGATTCTTTGTTGGACAAATGACTCCTAATGGACTACTATATGTAGAACAAAAGAAGCCAGTACAAACTCCTGTAATTCATGAGGCTATTGATACAATGAAAGTTGATATGGAATATTTCTTTAACAATAATCATATATTTACTCGTTATAATATGCCTGGCACGCGCAAGATAATGTTAGTAGGTCCTCCAGGGACTGGTAAAACATCTATGTGCATTAAATTTGCCAGAGAATATAAAGATGATAAATCTATTGTTATAGCAAGTGATTTAGGTGCATTAGTTTCACATTTACGACGATGTGCACAACATAAAGTATCAACAATTGTAATTGTTGAAGATGCTGAAGCCATACTAAATGATACTGGTATGGGTACTTCTTCTCAATTACTGAATTTGTTAGATGGTATAAATCAACCAACTAATAAAGCTGGAGCTTATATTATTATGACTACCAATCATCCTAATAGGATTGAAGATAGAATCCTAAAGAGGCCAGGTAGAATTGATAAGATAATTTCAGTAGGTCCCTTAAAGGATCAACAGGCTGTGGAGTGTGCTAAGTTATATTTTCCTGATGAGTTCAAAGACTGGACAAATCTAGAAAATGTAGTGAATAACATGACAGGCGCGCAAATTAAAGAGCTAGCACAAAGTACGATGTGTTATGCTGCGCAAAACAGTCTTAAGTTTGATTTAAAGACTGTAAAACTAGTGAAAAGTAAGTTAACTGACGATCTAAGTGATGCATATAAATATGCAGAGGATAATACTATCGCTCAAAAAGGCAATAAAGTATCATTTGGATTCAATTCATAAGGAGGGCATTATGCCTAAGATTAAAATGTTATCAGGTGCAGGTTTTGTAGAACAAGAAGTTGCATCTTCAAGTGTAGGTGAATTAAGAGATGAATTAGATATTTCATCTAACGCTGCTGTTTCAGTAAATGGAACTAATACTCGCAATTCAACCGCTATCAATGATGGTGATTTTGTTGCTGCAGTGAGTAATGACAAAACAGGTGGACGTATTATTTCAGTCTGGTCTGTATAGTCTTTAACCTAGAGAGGTAGCTGTCGGATAGTTACCTCTCACAAATTTGTAAAACTCTAAATGTTGAGGGAGTTACGGCTAAAACCACCAATCGTTAATGTTCTATGATGCCATATGGCAGTAGATAAGCGTGGTCTCTCTCAATATTTTTGTAACTTATTCACATACGAATTATAAGATTTATAAAAAAAAGGAAAAAGAATGAGTAAATTAATTACATGTCCAGAATGTGAAGGTGAAGGTTATTTTATATGGTCATGCTGTGGAGAGGATATAAAAGATACTATAAATGAAACTGATTTATGCCCTCTATGCAATGAACATTGTGGAGATGAAAAAGAAGATTGTGATATATGTCATGGTGATGGAGTAATATCAACAATAACTAAAGAGGTGAATGATGGAATATGCAGACATAGCCACACTCATGGTGACCGTTGTCTTACTTGTGGCGTGGATTTGGTGGGTGAGTAATGAATGCATGTGAAATGTGTGAAAGCAATGATGCTATCCGAAGAGAAGATAATATCTATCTTTGTGATACATGTAATAATAAATATCCAACAGGAGAATAAATAATGTATTATAATACAACTGGTTTATATGCAGATGATTTAAGAATGGCAAAAGCAAAAACTATGAAACAAGATGATGTAATTTTAGAAATATTTGAATATTATCCTGAATGGTCTTATACACCAGGACAAATAATGAATATAGCTTCCAATAATTTTGGAAAAAGATATCCTATTACTAGTATAAGACGAAGTATTCATACTTTAACTAAAGCAGGTAAGTTACGTAAAACCAGTGAGTTACGTAATTGTATTTATGGTAAAAAAGCTCATTGTTGGGAATTGCAATGAGTTCTGTAGGGCGACATTACAAGCAACAAGACACTATTTCAAACAAATTATTTAAATGTAATAAATGTAATTTTGTTTGGACACAAATATATGAAATGGGAAGAACAAAACTTGTAGAATATTATAGAGATTTTCCCACTTATCAATTAACACGAAAAACATGTAAGGAATGCTTAAATGAATCGAATAGAAATAAAAAATAATATACAAAATTGGAATGGAATCAAGGAACTACAAGATCAAATAATTTTAGGCCCTCAAGCTGATATATTATCAAGCTTGGCTCGTATTAATACTCGATATAAAAGCAACTTTGGTATTACTAAAACTTTTAGATGGTCTCCTGGTTTTACTAAAGAAAGAAATAGAGTAGTATTGGAAATGTTGGGATTAAATAAAAAAGGTAAAACTACTACTTATTCTAATCGTATAGACAATAGCCAATGGTACAGAACTCATTTATTTAACAATTTAATAGCTGCTGAAAATTCTTTAAGTAATTTAAGGAATAATAATATACTTTTTCAAGATAATACTGATATTGTAAATGATATAATAACTTTTATTCGCAATAAAATTGAACAAGAATTGTTAGTTGTTAATCAAGCATTCAGTCATAAATGTTCATTATCTACTTATATTACTGATAATACGCCTGATGGAGAGTATTCTTCTGCAATAGCAATAGAATGGTCTATGAAACCATATAATATTCAATATTATCCTTCAGTTTATGCAAAAGAAGCTATTGATATTCCTGCAAATAAAACAATGATTGTAGGATTTATTCCAATGGTACCTTTATTAACTCATTTGGGTAAATATTTAGCTGATAATCAAGATATTGATCAAGATGTAGCATTGGAAAATGGATTGTTATCTTTTAATCAGATGAAAATAAAAGGAATTTATGATAATCAGTATAAATTAAAACACCCTTATATTTGTCCTCGTTGGGAAACTAGCGGACGAGAAGAATATATTAATCCAAATACTGAAACAACACATATGCTACATAATACATGTACTGGAACTTATGATAATTTAGGACGATTAATTACTCAATTTGACTTAGTTTCTGCAACAAATATTATCATACAATGGTTGTCAAGATTTATTGAAGGAAAGACTAATCCTCTGAATAATATGAAATATACTTTTGCAGGAAAACCTGCAGGATTAGAAAACACTTCATTATTATCTGATCGATCAGAATTTAGATGTTTTAACCTCAAGGTAAAAACTGACTATTGCAAATCAATAGATTGTACGTTAAAAGATACATGTCTTAGAAATGAACTTGCAAATGATTCAACAACAGCAAATATAGATGAAGATAAATTACATTTATTTTGTACTTCATTTTTTCAATATTATTTTAGAAATGATAATCATGCTGAACGTTTAATACTTGATTTACTTTCAGATAATGAGACAATTCAAACATTAGCATCAGCTATGTATGAAACAATGTCTTATCATGGATCAATATGTGATTTAATATATTCACTCATGCAACATGCATATGATTGGGATGATTATGAGGTTCATGTAGAATATTTTAAAGTATGGCATCATGATACATGCAAATCATATTATTCTTTAGAGGAATATTATGAACAATATGATTTATTTCTGAATACGCCTATGCAATCAGATCCTGAATCTGAAGATTGTTTAAAAGAAGATACTAGAGAAGCTGATATGATGATCTGGTTAAATTCTAATAATATATCATTAGAAAATGTTAATCAAACATTAAATGAAGTTTTTTAATTAATAAAAAAGGAGAAAAAAAATGTTTTACATTCACAATAAAACATGGAAAAAAGTAATACAATATGCTGAGTCTGCACATACTCAGTTTAAATCTGAAATCAGTGGTATGCTTATAGCCACATTGGATGATGAAGGAGATTGGGAGGTTCATTCTCCCGTTATTCTTAAACAAAAAGTAAGTGCAGGTAATACTGTTTTAAATAAAGAAGAATTAGCTAAATATTATGCTAAAACAGGGAAGAAGTATAAAGGAGCAGTTAAATTTGTATGGTGGCATAGTCATCATACTATGTCTGCTTTCTGGTCAGGTACTGATCATGAAGCTATTAAAGAGTATGCAGATGGTGATTGGTCTTTAGCATTAGTAGTTAACTTAAAAGAAGAATATAAGTTTAGAGTATCTTATTGGAATCCAATAGAATCTCATGAAGATATTGATTTATTATTTATAGATAATGACAATAAACCAACTAAAATTATTAATGATGAAGTGAAAAACCTATGTAATCAAAAGGTTGTTCATAATAAAACATACAAAAGAAATTTTCAAAATGGTATTCGAAATTCTTATAATGATTATTATCCTCACGAAAATGATGGGCAATATGAAATATGGGAAGGATCAGACTCTATTTTGATTAAAACTTTAGACTTTATTGACAATATTAATGGTAAATATTTCATAGGAACTATTAATTATGAAGAATGGAAGGAACAAGCTGTTAGTTGGAATACAAAAGATCTTGCAAAACAAGATTTTTATATTGAAATTTGTACTGAATCAGTGCTTGACGATAAATGCATAACAGATGTAAATTCTTCATTTATAAAAAGATCAATGATTGGAAGCTTAGTATGATTAATGAAAGATCAGAAGGAATAGTTAATAATCTTCAAAATTATACTTTTCATATTTTAGGCTGTGGAGCTATTGGTAGCTCTGCAGCTGTGCAATTAACACGTATGGGAGCAAAGAATTTGTGTCTGTATGACATGGATATAGTAGAGCAAGCTAATATAGGAGTGTCTCAGTATGAGATATCTGATATTGGAAGTAATAAAGTTGATGCTTTAAGTAAAATATTAAAAGGTATTGAGTCAAATGCCAATATTTATACTTATCATGAACCATTTAGTGAATGGTATTACCAAGATATGAAAGATATAGTGATATTAGGATTTGATAATATGGATGCACGTTTATTAGCTATGGAAATAATTGAACATCATCCAAAAAAGCCTCTATTCTTAATCGATGGAAGAATGGGTGCAGAACATTACCAACAATATACACTACCTAAACCTACATTAGCTAAATATAAGAAGATCTGGTACGCTGAAGGAAGCCCTGAACCATGTAATGCAAAAGCTACTAGTTATTGCAGTAATATGGCTGGATCCTTTATATCCAATACAGTTAGAAAGCTTACTACTAAACAACCTTACAATAAGGTGTTAAATTTTAACTTTCCAACTTTAATCTTGGAAAAGAGTACTATGTATTCGTAAATTATCACACCTGATAAAGGTATGATACACTCCTTATACAGTGAGGGGAGCTTCGGTTCCCCTTTCTGGCCTCAAGGAGTTAATAATCAAAACATAAGGAGAGAAACCTCGTGGATCAAATACCCACAATAGAAAATCAACCTCAGCAGAAACTAAATCGTCGTCAAGGTGAATGGAAATCTGAAGAGATTGATCAATTAGCAACCGCTCTAAGCTTAGCTCAAAGTGAGTTAGAAGGAGCAAAAGCATCATCAACCAATCCTTTTTTCAACAGTAAATATGCAGACTTAAACGCAGTAATGGAAGCTAGCCTTCCTTCTTTAAGTAAAAATGGCTTATCTGTTGTACAAGGAACTAGATTTTGTGATATAACTAATGGCTTTTATGTATCAACTACATTAATGCATAAATCAGGTCAATGGATAAAATCAGAAACTCGAATGCCAATAGGTGGGAAAAAGGATGCTCATGCAATTGGAGCAGCAATAACATATGGTAGAAGATATGGTATGGCTGCAATGGTAGGCATAGCACAAGCAGATGATGACGGTAATAGTGCAACCGACAAAGCACCAAGACAATCAAACTATAAACAAGGAGTGCAAGAATGAAAACTTTCACAGTAAGAAAAGGTAATACTACAAATTATAATCCAGGATGGCATACTAATACTATTTCCAAAGCTACATATGGGGAGTGGAATAATAGTAAATATCTTGATGTATTTTTTGAAGGATATAAAGATAATTTTAAAATGCGTGTTTATGAAAAAACAAATGCAGAAGGAGAAGAATTTGCTATATCTAATGTCTTTAGATTTGCCAATGCAGGGATAGCAGATGCATTAGAAGGTGGAAAAGATATTGTAGTTAAATTTGATGATTCAGAGGCACAATTAACAGGTAAAACTTTAAATATTTATTATTATAAAGATGCAAAAGGTTATACTAATTGTTTAAATCAAGCAGCACCTACAGTATTTAAAAATATTGTTGATGATTTTTCAGAAGATAGTGTAATGTATTTTAAAACAAAAGCAGAGAAATATTTTAATACTTATTTAGCACCTAAAATTGCTGAAAAAACTACAGAAACAACATCAACTGAAGAAACTAGTGATGTACCATTTTAATTAACGGGAGAATAGAGGGTAGGTTTGATCTTCTCTTCCTGCCCTCTATAATATAAGGAGTTATTATGATAAAAGAATATGCATTCTCATTATCAAACAGACATTACTTTCAAGATGTAACAGAAATGGGTAATTGGATTGGGTTGGAAAATGATACTTTTATGTCTTTATATGATTATGATGACTATATAGTAGATTATTTTGCAAAGAAAAATACTCTTTCTGGGTTTGATGGATTAATTTATATCCCTGATGAGTTCATTCTTGATGTAGATGGTGCAAATTATAAAATTGGACGAGATAAATCAATTGGATTAAGCTTGCTATTAGAAGATTTAAGCATTCCTTTTCATTTATATTTCTCTGGTACAGGATTTCACTTTCACATCCCTAGCCAAGCATTTAGATGGAAGCCTGCTAAAGATTTACATATAAAAGTAAAAGAAGCATTACATCGTGCAGGTATATTTGAATATGCTGATCCATCTGTTACAGATAAAACTAGACTTATTAGAGTACCAAATACTCGTAATAGTAAATCTAATTTATATAAAGTAGCAATACAATATGAATGGTTGCATGATGTAGATGGTGAAGCAAAAATACTAGCTCATGCTAAAAATCCTAAAAATCTTCCTAAAGTAGAAATGGAATGTGAACCAGTATTTGATGCACTATCTGCTCAAAAAAATGAGGATGATAAAGACACCCCTACATTTATATCTCAAGGCAGAAATCCAGATCCAGTAAACTTCCCATGCATTAGTCATATGTTACAAGATGGTAGTATTGGAAGCAGACATATGGTAGCTTTAAGATTAGCTGCATGGTTTAGATGGAGATATCCTGAGAATATTGTAAGATTAATTCTAGAGAATTGGAGGCAGTCAGTTGATAAACAAGATAGTAGATTTACTGAAAAAGAGCTTGATAGTATTGTTAATAATTGTTATGATGGGCATGGGGGTAACGGCTATCGTTATGGTTGTACTGATCCTATCATGGATAATTATTGTAAACAAACTTGCAAACTATATAAATCAAAAAAAAGCCAATCAGTTATGGATGCATCGTCCATGGAGAAAGCTTTAATAGACTGGTTACGATCAGATAGTGAACCTATTAATTTAGGAGGATTATATCCTGGTGAAAATTTTCCAATTTACCCTGGTGAAGTAGTAATAATACAAGCACCACCTAAAAGTATGAAAACTATGTTATTACAAAATTGGATGGTTGGATTTAAAAGACCTACTTATTTCATGGAAATGGAAATGAGTCCAAGACAAATATGGTCTAGATTTGTAATGATGGAAATGAAATGGTCAGAAAGTGAATTAACTAAACATTATCAACAGATGCAAAATGGTATGGATAAAAAGTTTGAATGGTTAACAGTAGATTATTCAGCTCCATACGCTAATGAATTGGAAAAGCGAATACAAATGCTACCAATTAAACCAGAGATAGTTGTAGTAGACCATATGGGATTGTTTAAATCTAAACAACGCGATTCTAATATGAAAATAGAAGAAGTATCTCAAGCGTTAATGGAATTAGCAGTAAAGAATAATATAATAGTATTTACAGTAAGTGAAATTACTAAACAAGCTTTTCATGAAGGTATGAATTTAGCTTCAAGTAAAGGCTCATTTAGAACAGCATATAATACTAATAAATTATTATCTGTTACACCATTAAAATCTATGTCAACTGGGTTAATAGAAGAACTACATATCAAATGTGAGGCTAATAGAGAAAGAGAAAATATTGATGTTAGATTAAAAGTAGATAATGCTAATATTTACAAAGAAACTCAAGAAGAATTACCTCCATTAAATGAAGTATTATTATAAGGAGAGTTATTATGAATAAAAAAACATACGATAATTTATTAAACTATATTATCAAAGAAGTTAAAGTTACACGTGACGATGGACAGAAAGAATATGCCAGAACAGATGAGGATGTTTTGGCTAACTTCAATAGAATAAGCAAGTTAGCCAATATTTCTCGTGAAAAAGTATTAATGGTATATTTGTACAAACATATTGATGGTATAGCATCTTATGTTGATGGCCATGAATCACAACGTGAAGATGTAAGAGGTAGAATTAAAGATGTTATAGTATATCTTACGTTGTTATGGGCAATGATAGATGATACAGGACATGGTTCTGTTTCTAAACATACAACATACAATAAAAATACTGGAGAAGTAACATATGACTCTACAGAAGAAGTAATGTTAAAAGAGATGGGTTTTAAAGCAACAAAAGGAGTAGAATAATGACTATAGATAGATTAGTAGAAATGTCTGATAATCAAAGAGATTGTAATTTTCATGAAGTACAAATGTATGCATTAGTAGAAATAGCTAAATCTTTACGAAATATAGAAAATACAATAAATAAATTAACTAATATATCAGAAGAAATATCTTTAATAATACAGGAGTGAAATAATGTTTATACAATTAAATGATCAATGGGCTTTATCTGCTGACGAACATTGTTGGATAATTAAAAAATATCAAGAATCTAACGAAGCTTATCCTGATGGTAGATGGATAAGTAAATACTTTTGCACTGAGTTTAAAAATGTAGTAAAAAGATTAGCGAAAGTAAACATTAGATTGAACAATGCAACAACTATGGACGAACTAGTGAAACACGCTGAGTCCGTCCACAGCGATCTCAGTCTTCTTTTAGATTATGAGGTAGCAGATGCTTAATGAACGAATAACACAAGATGAAGATTGGAAAGATGGAATTAATGCATTTAGAGGTAAAACGTTAGAATCTATGGTCTCTCTTCATGAAAAACTAGATGGCTTAATTGATCGTATTGATAAATTGGAGAAAAATGCGAAAAAGAAATATTACAAACCTCAAAGAAAAAAAACTACAGTTTAAATGTGAATGCTGTAAAGCTATATCTTTAGGAAAGGTGTCAGTTTATTGCTGGCATCTTTCTTTCGGGGATACATTAGAAATATGTAGTAAATGTGCCAAACGAGAATTAGGCAGTAAAAATAAAAAAGATTGGGAGGCTATACATGAGAGCTGAGTGGGAAATACAAATGCGTCTTAAGGCTATGAAAGATGTTAATTACCCTTCTGAAATGATTACTTTATTAGAATGGGTGTTAAAAAAACCTTTCGGCCTTAGTAAAAAAGATTGTATATTTAGGGGTGCGACTGATGCTACTATCAAAGCAGCACAGGAGAGATTGCACAATGAAATGGGTAACTTACCCGAAGATTAAGGAGAGAAAATGCCAATAGAAGAACAAATTGAAGAACTAATGAACCAACATCAATGGGAATACTTTAAAATTATGAAAGAAGAAGCAGAAAGTATTCTTAAAGAACTAACAAGTTTAACAGCATTAGACAAATTTAAAATAGAAGACATTATACAGAAAGCTAAAGTACATTTAGGCGGAGGAAATATAACGCAGGTAGACTCAGTTGAGCTCTAAAATATCCTCCAGAAAGGCCAAAGGCAGGAGGTTGCAAGATGCAGTTTCTTTATTCCTTTATTCTGCATTTCCCTCTTTGCGGCCTGGAGATATTAAACCTGCTATCATGGGCGAATCAGGGGAAGATATAATTCTTTCCCCTGTTGCTCGTGATTTTATTCCATATAGTTTTGAATGCAAGAATCAAGAACGATTAAATTTATGGGATAGTTTAAAACAAGCAGAGGAAAACTCTGGCGATCATACTCCTGTGTTAGTATTTAAAAGAAATAGATCCGATACTTATGCAGTAATACCTATTGAAAAATTTATGGAGTTAATTAGTGAAGTGTCGTAAATGTGCAGAAAATATTATAGAGGTTCATCGAGTAGAGAGATATATTGAACATGCTGAGATTAGCGAATTAGCAAAGGCAGTATGTAAAATAAAAAGAGATATTGATAAATTGTTTGCTCAATTAGAAAGTCGTAAACATGCTACTAGAACTCCTTCATCTAGAAATAAAAGATACTAATCAAATAAAGAACTAATTCCACTGCCAATACCATGAGTTAGCTTATAAGCACCTCTACTATAAACCTGCATTATTTTTAATGGATCGCCAGTAAATGTATCTATTATTATACTAGCTATCATTGGAGTAAATATATGATACCATTCTACTGGAATATCATCATCGTCTGTAGCTCCAGCCATAAACACTCCTAACAATACTGTTCTAAAAATAGCTGATAATATAACTGATTCACCACCCCTACCCATTGCTCTAGTCATTGTAGGGTTTAATATATTTCTAGTTAAAAATTTAATTACATTGCCAAGAACTGGAGTATAAAATAATAATGTAGTTGATAATGATACTAATCCGCGCGAGAGTATAAATTTTTGCATTTTTCTATCCATAATAGACGTAGGATTTATTAATGTTGCTACAGTATCTAATGGATTTTCGCCATCTCTAGCTAAAAACCAATTACGCATAGTTCTCCACTCGTTACGAGCTTGATGCCATTGATATGGTTTAAATTTAAAGAGAATTGTACCTACAGCACCTCTAAAAGCTTTAGGCATATAAGATGTTGACATCCCAAACAATGTATTATAAATAAATACTCTACCAAATCTTTTAGCATTCTCATTTTTAGCATACCAAAGAGATCCATGCTCTGCAATGTCATCTTTGTTTTCTTCTATCCACTCCTCAGATATTAATCCTTGATTTTTAGCTTCAAGAACACCAGCAAAAAATAATTCTTTACGCATTTGAATTTCAGAACCTGTAAATGAAATAACTTTAGTAGCTCCTTTAGATGAACTAAGGAAGCCTCCTCCTAAAGCCCACCCTACATAAGCATCTGCTTGTTTTTTCTCAAGCATTCTACTTAATCTTTTTTTCATAGCTCTAATTTGAGCAGGAGTCATTTCTTCTGATGCCTTCACACCATTAACAATTTCCCAAATATTATCAGCCATATCTTCTCTTGCTGAGGTGTCAATTTTTTCATGTCCTTCTACCCCCTTTAAAACATGAGTACTAATAGTATCTCTCCACCAAGCTCCTGTAGTATCAGAAACATCAGAAACTTTTCTTAAAAATTCATTTTTACTAAGTTTTAATAATGCAAAGTTTTTTACAGCTCTAACACCACTTGTAGTTGTAGCATCCCCAGCTATAGTTCCAATAAGATTATCAGCAATAGCAACAATAGTATCAGTAACACCAGCCTCATCTGCTAATGCAGATGCTAATTCTTCATTATCATTAACTAAATGTATAACATCTCTAATATTAACAGTTTGTGTTTCAATAAAACCAGATAATCTTTGAAAATTATTGTTTAATGCAGACCCCCATTTAAGTAGTCCACCGGAAATCCACATACTTTGCATTTTAACTGCAAAATGTATCATCTCTTTAGTGACCTCTAAGTCATCAATATCATGTTTTCTCTTTGTAAACGGAATAGCATATAATGTTTTATACCATGCTCTAGTAAATTTAGTTGCTAATTTAGCTACTTTATCATCACTATAATCCCAACCAAACATACCAGCATTAACATCTAACCTACCAATAGAAGCCTTAGCATGGTCAATTAAAAAATCTGAAGTAGCTTTAGTAGTTCCAGGTAAAGAATCTAACAAATCTACTTTTAATTCATTATAATGTACGTCTTGGTACATATTATCAGTATATTCCATGAATACACCAAAATCTTTTCTTCTACCTTCATTTTTCAGTCTACCAGGATTAAAAGGATCCTCAATTTGTAATGGATTCATCATCCCAGTACGAGCTTTAATATATCTAATCATAGTAGCTGCATTCACTGGTTGTTCGACATTTTTATCTTGCATTCCAATAGAAATATTTAACTTAGTTTTCATCATATCTAAAGTATCTTCTGTTTGTTGAAGTAATACACTTTTAGCTAATGCTTCTTCTACTTTACCTTCTATGCTAGCATCAGAGTGCTCTTCTTTTAATGCATCCACTCTTTCTTGGACCTCCATGATACCTTCTTGTAATTGTTTCCATGTAGTAGTTAATGCATACATGTGAGTTACATAGTTCTCTTGTTCTCCAAAGAAATGGTTAGGAGTAATTATTTCTCCATTCCTAATACTAAAATTTAAATTAAATCCATCAAGACCTAATACTTGATTTAAAGTTTCTTCTAATTCAGCTTTAGGCATGTCAACAACAAGTTTGCCTGTAATAATCTGATTAGTTAGAAATAATATTTGTTTTTCTTGCTCTTTAATTTTTTGAGTAACATCAGTTTTAATTTCTTTAAGCACTCCCCTTAACGAAACTATAGCATGCCATACTCGATCATCAACTTTCTCTCCAGTTAAAGTAAAGGCATCATAAGAACTTACATTATATTTAGTTCCAGACTTAGCTTCTCTCGTTGAACGCTTGTAATTCGTAGATCCATACAATCCTTCACTCATTGCTCCTTTAACAAGAGTTCCAAGCTCATTAACAACCGGAGCTAATCCTCCGTCTTTCATAAAATCTTTCCATCTTTGTTGGTTTTTTGAATGAGGAGGATAAACAAATCTATCTATTTTACTTTTACCTAAAGTACCATCAGCTTGAACATACTCTGATCCAGCCGCAATATAAGCTACTTCATATGCATGCCATATTTCACTACCATCTTCATTAGTATGTTTGATAGGAATATAATAATGTATTTGATTGGTATTGGGATTGACATATTTCTGTAAATGTTGTCCCGCCCCTACTTTACTAAGAATAGCATCATTTAATAATCGTTTAAATTCTTTCAAATCTTCTTTAAATTCAGCAGTAAATACTTGTATTTTAGTACCATCTTTTTTAGTAGCCCACTCATACATTGCTATAGGTTTAATTTGACGTTTTTCACTATCTAATATTTCATGAACCATTTTAACATCAGCAATTAATTGTTTATTTTGATCTTCTTTGGAGTCAATTGTTTTAGCAATAGAATGTTTTAGTCTATTTAAAATACCTGTAAATATTCTTTTCTTACTATTAGTATCAGAATACATCTCATCATTCATTTCTCTAGTACGATTTATAAATTTATACCCCTTACCAGTAGGATCTGTCTCAAGCATTACACGGGCAGGGTCATAAAAACTGCCTTTATATTTACCTATTTTACCCTCTTCTTCAGCTGCTTTATCATTAAATTCATATAACTTTTTTAATTGATTATGAATACTAATAAGAGTTTTATAATCCATTTTAGGTAATGTTTTAGCCTCATCCGAATCAAACCCTGCTCCTAAAGGTGTGGTAAATTGTTTTTCAATCCAATCTGCTACTACTGAAAAAATAATCTCATGGTTAACATCATACGCCCTATACTCAGCAAACTTAGATAATTGTTTTAGTATAGTTGTTTTTATATCAGCTAATTTCTGTGCTTTTTTTTGTGCGACGGGGAGGTCTCTCTCTAATATCTTAATCTCTTTCTCTACGCGTTTCTTTCTCTTGTTAATCTCTACCATACTAGCTCTATCTACTGCTAATATATCCTTAGAAGGCATATCTTTATATGCAGATAGACTTTTAGCTAATTGAAAATTTTCTTTTTTTAATGCTTTTAATTTTTCTTTATTTGTTTCAGGATCATACATAGCATATCCAAAGTATGCATCATAGTCAGAATCCCATACATTAATCTGCCTATTAATAAATTCTAATGATTTTTCTTGATCTGTGTTGTCTAAATTGCATACGTCTATCGACATCTTGTAATCTCCGCTTTAAATGTTTTAGCACTTTGTTGAGCTGACTGCACAGCCTTATTGGCCATATTAAAATGTAATGATTCTAACACTTCTACTCCATCTACTATAGTTTTTTTATCCCAACGTTCTGCAAAAAAATTACCAAACTGTTGTAAAGTTTCTCTATGATAAATTTCTACTGGTGCAAAGTACTTAATATACTGTGTTTGCCCCATACCGACCAAAAGAAACATTGTCATTATCTGATGCACTTCTTCGCCATATTTTTGTGTAGCTTCAACAACACTAGGTAAATGCTTCATTAATATAGCAAATAACTCTTCACTATATTCAGCTTGAAATGCAAACAACTCTTCATCTGATTGTTGATCCCCTTCAGATTCTTGTTTCTTTTTCATTCTCTCTTTAATGGGCTTACTTAAATCTTCAAGCTTACCATAAAAATCTTTAGCAAATTCTTTAGCTAATTCATGTCCAATATCTACTGCTTGATCTGTAAATCCTTGTTCTGCTAAATGATGAATTAAATCTTGTCTAGCTAGTAATGCAGTATTTTTCTGTCTGTCAGTATTAAATACTAATGGTACACCACCTTCATCTGTTAACTCTTTAAATCTCTCATATGTTTGAAGAACAAACTTTTCTTCATAGGTAATATGATCATTCAAGTCTAAATCAATTATTCGTGGCTTACTTAAAGATCCATCTGGTTCTGTAATTTGAGGACCTTTTTTAGTTTTATAACTTAAAATGGTTTCTTTTTGCTTGTCAACAGAGCTATGCAATCTATCATGATGTTCTTTTAATACATACCAAGTTAATCCCATATCCATAGGAGACTTAGTTATGTTAGTCCTTAATTTTCTAAGAGAGCTATAATTATATTGACGCACTAATTCACTTAAAATTCCCATATGCCCTTCAGTTAGCTCTCCTTCTTCAACAGTAAAGATTCTTTCTACGAACCAATTCCATCCCCTACCATCCATTACTCTTGTAAGGGTACCTTTTTTAAGGTTATCTACAGCAGCATTAGCTATTAATAGAAACTCATGTTCTGCTGATGTCTTTAAGAATCTAGGACCAGACATATTTTTAGTCCATTTCTTACCATCTTCGTTAACATAATATGCAAATGGAGGAATATCTTGTTCGTAATTAGGATCTATTGGCATATAATCCATAACCACTAAATCACTATCTTTAGATGCAAAAAACTTTTTAGTCTTCACAACTGTTCCATCGTTAAATTTGATAGTACTCATTTTCATAGATAATGCAGAAGCTACATTCTTAGCAACAGCAGCCATACCCTGAGCTCCTGATCCGTGCAATAAATCAACCATTGTCTGACGCATAGATTTTAAACTAGTAAAACTAGGTAGCTCACCTTGATCAGCCATATTAATATCTGCATTGACAGTCTTAGCAGTTTGGTAGAATTTAGTTGCATAAAATTCTTCAAAGATTTTAGCTCGTTTATCATCCAACAATATAACACCAGCTTCATCAATATCATGATCACCAACTAATCTTCTAAATACATCTTCAGGGTGATGATAAATAGCTCCACCATCATCATTGTGAAACATTTGAATGCTTCTAGTTTCAATAGCAGCTAATTGTAATATTGGAGATCTGTATGTTAATACTTTTTGAGGACTAACTCCACTATCTAACCATGCATTAATAATATCAATTTGTTCTATTTTCGATAATTCATTAAACTGTTCTCGACTATATTCAGTATTCTTACTATTCACATAATTAATTACTACAGCATCCCAAATAACATGATTATCTGCAGATAAACCAACCATTCCTTTTTTCACAGCTCTATCACCTAAACCAGGTTTCATATAATAATTAGATCCCTTAGTTCCACCTTCAGTTGGTAATAGCTCTCCTGATGTTCTTGCCTGCATTGCCCCACGTTTTATAAGCATATTAAGCAATACGGGTTTTAACATTTTAATAGCACCTTCATGGAATACTAAATCTTTTTTAGCTACAGATAGTAATTGCTCAAGATTATGTTTCTGATCTGACTTTTGATCAAACATGTATTCAACTATTTCCCACATCTTATCAGGATCATTACTTGCTTCATGTAATAAATCAGTATATTGATTGGATTGTTCTGTCAGTAAATTAAAAAACTCTTCAGAAAACTTTTGTAATTGTATTCCAGCTTCTCCCTCAGCTATCATATTGAGAGATGTTAAAAACTGTACTGGCCCATATACTGTATCTGAAGACTTTGTATGAGGTGTTTTTATAATACGTCGTGAGGATTCATCAAGCTCTAGCGAGATTGAGGAGCTTTTACCCATTTCATAGGCTTTGCCCCTTAAAGTTTTTACAGCGTCCAGGTCAGACACTTGGTCAATTGATTCTTTAAAACCTTTGTTATCACGATACATCATTATATGATTACCTTCTTGAACCATTTCTACTATTACTTCTCCAGTCTTAGCATCTTCTATTGTCAATCCAGGAATAGCAGCAAACTCAGCATGTTTCTTTTCAATAATACCTATATATTCTCCATTTGCATCTCTAGTGATTTGATGATATACAGTTTTCAGTTCTCTTAAATTATGCTCATCGTCATATACTTTATTGACTCCAATCTTAACAGCTGTTTGGTCTAAATATACAGTACTAGAAAATGATGCACCATCTACAATGTTAATCTTGCCAATACCTGGAATATCTTGTATATGATTAAATACTTTACCATCGTATCGATATTTTACTTTCTTCTGATCAAATATTACATGACTGCTTTTACCCATACCATGAGTTCTAATTCCTTTAGATGCTGGGATACGCAATCTATCAAACATATTGAAGATAGATCCATCAAGATCTAATAAATAATCATCCCCCCTAACTGCTTGCCACCACTCATGTCTAACAATATAAGATACATAATGTATCATAGGATTAATATATTCTTGCCCACCATTTACAGCGAATGCTCTATTGTTGCCAAAGCTATCAGTTTTATGAGCAAAATCTTTTTCAATACTCTCCATTAATTCAGCATGTTGCTTGCTAGTAAGATTGCCAGCGC